TCCATCCCCTCATCCTCCTCTATTCTTCTTAAGTGTCATTTTAACGCCTTGTTTATAAATTTTTTAAAGTGTGTTGCCGATTTTATAAATTCTTTTTTGTCTGATGGCTGCCAATTACCGCCAAGTCCATACCAGGATATTTCCCTAGACCTAATTTCAGCTCTTCCATCTTTATCTATTTGTACGTCCGTGCACTGTAACGAATTATTAAAAATAGAATCAATCCGCCTATAAATGTACCAGTAGTCACTTTCTTCTTCTGGAAACGAATAGCTATTTTTATATTTCCAATAAGTGCCGACAAGTTTTTTCAGTTTTGGCAATTCTACTTCTTTAAATTGTTCATCACGAAGCGCATGTATTTTGCCTTGTAGTTTAGCTATTTTAATATCGTATTTGTCCATCCCCTCATCCCCCTCTATTCTTTTTGAGTGTTTGTTTGTGGTGTTTCATGCGGCACGCAACAATTATCTAGAAATTCTGCATCATAAGTGGTGCCCCATTTTAATTCATCACAGTAAACACAAACATCACCGGGTAATTTTATTTTGTCTATTCTGTTGTCAGACATATCTAAAATCTCGCACACAAATTCTTCTTTTGTGTCTGGATTTGTCATCAACCATTTTGTACCAACTTGGTATTTCATTCTCCCCCTCTCCCCACAATTTAAATTGCGGGATTGTTAAAGTTTTTCTTTATCAGAACTATACCCACATAATTTATTTACAAAACCGCACCTAGAACACAATTCATATTCCACAAACCACAACGACTTTTTACTCAAAACGAAGCCGGTATAACCGTATTCAGTTCTAATTAACCCATCGAAATTATGTCCAAGTAACTGACAAGTATGGTTCATGTTCTCCTATTAAAGTTTTTGCTGCGGTTGGCGTTCACTAGGGACTTGAACCTAGAATGTCTGCCGCTTTTCGGGATTATTTTACCTAACCGAAACTCGCCGCCGCAGCTTATTAAAATTTCTTGTGTGGATACTTGGGCATTTCCTCCCAAGACTTTTCGGTTTAGAAGCCGTTCCACACAAGTCTCCCAATCTTACGAGTGGGAAAGTGTTATTTCTCCTCTTCAAAGCTCTTTAGTTCATCTCGCTCGTATTTAACCTTTTCATATACTGGCTTTGTTTTTATTTCTTTTGCTTCAAACAACATTGCTCCGTTTGATGTATACCCGTTGGGCGGATATGCCATGGCTATCAATGCTTGTTTTTTAGATTCAAAAATTATTCCGGCGGTTGTCTGTTCAATTGGTCTACTAAATGAGATTGCGGCTGCATATATTACAATATAGTTCATTTCTTCTCTCCTTTATTCATTTCAACTTCTTAATATTCGATACGTTGAAGCTGTAGTTGTCTTTTTCGCTGGGTGTTAGCCACGCCATTAAACTGCCATCTGTGTCTGAACCAAAGAAAGGAGTATAAAACGTCTTACCTTCCATTGGGTGCTTTTGTTTGGGTTTGAGTTTGATTAGTTGGGAAGACCTAAACGCTCTAATTTCAGCGCCAACAGCAACCTCAACAGTGACATTATTAATCGCTGTGATTTGTCCCACATATCCATCAAAGTCTCTTCCATAACTAGAATACCCTCTAATTTTCACCCTATCGCCGATTTTAAGTTGTTTCATTTTTTAATATCCTTTGTGTTTAGTAAAATTACTGGCCTTGTTAATCGCTCTAATAGCAACGCAATTTCTTTATTTGTCTTTGCTATCATTTCTAAAATTTTAATTATTTGTCCTGTGCTATTTTCCTGCTTCATTTAACTCAACCTGTTTCTTTTTTAATACTTCCAACTCAAGTTCTTTTTTCAATAGTTCTATACTTTGCTTCTTTTCTGCCTTCTTCCAGTACTCACATGCTATGTCGGATGTCTCTAGGTCTTTTTTAGCTTGTTTTAAGCGCGTATTGTATAACTCGTTTTCATTCTTGTTTCTTTTAAAATAAAAAAACCAACTCTCTAGTGAGTGTACGATTAAAAATATTAATACTAACCATTCTAACCTTGTCATTTCTTCACCTCTCTACATAAACATAAAATCTCTTCAACAACTACCAAAACCAACATAGGAGGAATTAACACAAAAGCTAGTAAAAGCGCCGCTATTCTTTTCATGCACTCAATCATTACCCACCCTAAAAAACTTCACACCCTCTTCTAAAACCATAAAAACTAAAACCACCGGCAAAATTAAAATAACAGCTAAAGATAAAATCAATTCTTGTGTTTCCCTACTCATTTTTTACTCCCATCAACGTTGTATTCTTTCTCTATTTTCTTCTGAACCAACTCATCTAAATAGTCACAAAGCTTAATAGAGCTATATATTGAGATGCCTAAAATCATTGCCATTTTTATTAAGTTTTTCATTCCCCACTAGTACTAGGAATAACTTCCTCATGCAAAGACGGCGTTCCATTTTTGCAAGTATAAATTCTAAGAATTCCCGGGCCGTAGTCTTTCCATAGTCTTTTTTTTATTTTCCAAACGGCTGTTGGATAGCCCTTAGCCTCGTAATACTGAGGGCTTCTTGTTACTGCACACTCGGCTGAGAAATCCGGTTTATACAGTATTTTAGACTTAGTTAAGTACACCTTAGGCTCCATTTGTAGGTTTTGTATTTCCCCACCAAACTGCATATATTTAAGCATGGTATAAAGTCCCGCCTCGCACTTAGAAGCAAACTTGTGTCCATCTACTATGGTTTTTTGATTTCTATACTTTATATATTTATTAAAAAGCTTAGAACGAATTATCATTTTTGTTTCTCAAATGGCAGAAGGTCGGTATTGGGGATATTAGGTTTATGAATAGGCGCACCAACCCCCTGCCTTTCGAGTTCTTGAACAAGCCTGCTTTCCCATTCTGTGCCTTTTAGTTTTTCAAGCATAGATGTAAAGAGTTCGTTGGAGTTTTTAAGCTCCTTAAAATTGCTAACCCATTGTTGGGTTGTCATTCTCGGTTCAAATCCAGGTAAGTATTCCGGCGGAGGGAGTGACTCTTTTTTTTCTTCAAAATCGTATAAGTCATCCTCTCTGTAAATAACCCGCTCTAAATCGGTAGACATAGGAAGCCTTTTTGATAGGCGCCTAATAACGCTTTTTCTGGCCATCTCTTCGTACCACTCTGTCCAAGCAGCGGAGTTTTTTGCCTTAGAGGAGTTTCTTACTTGGTCTACTTGAGACTTAGTCATTACTTCCATATAAACACCGCTGTCTTTGGTTTTAGCGACCGCGTACACATTTTTAAAAATTCTTTTTTCCAAAGAAAAATTAGGCGTATGTCTTAGATGGGGCCCTTCTTCGTCCACCCAATACTCGAAGTCCTCGCCGTCAACAACCACACCCACCGCTATACTCTTTAGCTCTCCTGAGTTTCTTACCTTTTTTAATATGCCGGACACCATAGGTTGCCAGCTAACTATTTTCCCTTCTTTAGTATTATAAACAACCATTGCCCCTTCTCTGTTGTCTGCGAGAAGCCCGTCCGTTGCAGCGGAAAGACAGGCGCTAAAAAAAGATTTTCTATCTGCTAAAAGCAAATCTGAGTTCTTTTGTATTGCAGTTAAAACAACGCGAGTAAATTTTTCCGGCGGTACATGTTCGGGAAGCACCATTTTAAATTGCGACTCCATTTGCTTAAGTTGAAGTCTTACCTCATCAAACGGCTTTATTTCTGTTTTTTGTTCTGCTGGAAGTGTCACGGTCTTTTGCTCCTTAGCTGTCTAGTTTCTACTTTAGAAACCCCGGGAATGTTTGCACCTTTATTTAAATCCATTTCTATTTTTTCTTTGTCTACTTGAAATGTTACTACCGCCTTCATGTATTCTTTGGGTATCTTTGTTTCGTCAATCTCTAATTTTAGAGAGGGCTTAGTTAAGTAGTAACAAAACTCCTCTCCCGATAACTTATTTTCGGGAATGTGAGTTAAAACATATCTCATTCTTTCCTTTAAAGAGTCTACCGCTCTCTTGGCAGAGCGCTCTCCAGCTTGCCATTCCTCACGTCTTTTTTTGCAAGCCTCTAAAAACTGCTCCAATTGCATTTGTACGTGGCCGTATGCGTCTGCTTTTTCACATAAAGCCATCATGGCTATATTTAATTGATTTGCTTGCGTCTCGCTTACGTCTTCGCCGGAACTCTCTACAATATCTCTTACGATATTTGCATGTTCTTGCCATAATTGGATTAGTGTTGGTTTTTTCGATGCATCAGATGAAGATATATCATTAGCCATTTTAATTCCCCTTATTAATAGCCTTCTTATTAAGCAGGTCGGTTATACAAATCAATACTGAAAAAGTAAACCGTTATTTCCCAAGTACGGGCATCATTTGCCCATCGGCCCCTTGTATATAGCCGTGTATCTTTTTCTCAGCTACTACGGCCTGTTCTTTATTATCGTATTTTCCCTCGAGTAGTTTATTGCAGTTATCAGGGCGGCATAAAAATTCAATATCTGCTATCCAGTTACGATTGTTTTTCCCTTTACAGAAATCAGAAGCGTTTATTTTATTTATCGCACGCACCCAAAAGTCCGGCTTAGGGTGTTCTTTCCATCTAGCAACACAGCTTTTATATCTAGCGCTAGAGGAGTCCATTGCCTGTACTCTGGGAAAATAACTAGACGCCCACTCGTTCCAAAGCTTCGCAATTTCTGGCAGCCCGTCTCCGAGAAGCTGAGTACGCTCTCTTTTTTGCTTGGGCTTTGTATTGTCTCGAATTTCTGTGAGTAGTAATTCGATTCTATTTAGCGCCTCTTGTATTTCTGCACTCATGGTATCTCTAACTCCTCAAACTCGGGCACCTCTTCCCACATCCAACCTAATTTAACGGCGTGTTCAATTATTATTTCAAACGCTTCTGATATTCGTTCTGCATTCGTTTCTTCCAGCCCTCTTTTAATAATAGAGTAGGCCATTCTTTGAAAGGCTCGTCTCATGCATCCTTCAATCTTATCGTCAGAAATGTTTCTCTCTCGTCTAAATTTTTTAACCACTCTAAATTTTATTAGTGGGGAAAACCTTTTTTCTTTGTTCATTTTAATAGCTTCCCTCTATTAACCATCTCTGAGAAGTCCTCAAAGTCACAGACGACTACTTTATTAGAAATTCTCATGTATTTAGAAAGCGTGTATTCGTTCTCTGGCTTAAAGATGCATTCTTTTTTTAGTATTTTCCCGAACGTAATTAAGTAGGCCCTATCGTATAGGCAAGTCTCTGCGGTGTGTAGTAGACACATATACTCGTAGGCGAGTTTATCGGGTGCGGTGCCCTGCACATCTTGGTACTTACACGAGATGATAATATCTTTATCATCTTTACTCGCTAGAATATCCACCCTGTGTTTTGATTTCTTAGCTAGTCTAAACCCACAGACATACTCTTGCAGCACGGCCCAACCAGAGTCAGATAATAGGTTACAAACCATATTCTGAAATCTTTTCCCACTAGTCGAGGATTTCTTTTTAATTTTAATTTTGTTTTCTTCTCCGAATAATACTTCCTGCATTTACTTTTTTCTCCAATCTGTTTCATCCCATGCGCCCTTGCCCATATTGCATGGTTCACATAAAATTTGAAGGTTATTTTTATCGTACTGTAATTGCGGAAACTTTGAGCGTGGCTTTATATGGTCAACATGCATTTTAAAACCATCTTTTGGTGTGGAGCCGCACGCCTCGCATTTTGCACCCCTGTCCATTAGCACCTCATACCTAAGCACTCTCCATTTGCCGTCTAAATAAAAGTCAGCGGATTTATTTTTTTCTGCTACAGATTTTAAATATTTTCTTTTTGGTGGCAGCGGCTTTTTATTTTTGTCTAGGCACTCTGTCGAACAAACCATCTTCCTTTTTCTTTTTTTACCAGACCTAAAGTATTGGGCTCCTCTAATAATCTTATTTTTACATATATGGCACTCCCCATCTCTGGCGGCAGTTTTTAACGGCAAGTAGTGTTTTCTTGGTTCAACAACAATCACCGACTTAATCGGCTTACATTTAATAAATTCTTTAGTTTCTTTTCTTCTCTTATCGTTCTTCTGACACCTTAAAGAGCAGAACTTCCACTTCCATGCCGGAGTTGATTTGTAATCCCAAAACCCATAACCCTTTTTGCATTCAACACAGTTTGGAAATAAGTAACCCAATTTTTAACCCCCGAAAGAGGGAGCTATCGCAATAAGACTTCTTTTCAGAATCATCAAGCTTACTGTTTGCTCCATAGCCGATAACGCCTGTAGTGCTGCTTATTTTCCTAGTTTGCGCATAGGATTTCGTCAGTTCACGTCACGTGCCTTGGTAGAGTTATCGCCACCTGCGTACCGGCATATTGTCTTATCCGCTTACGCTTTAACCCGTGTTCTTCTTTTAGCCCCTTCGGTCGGTCGCCAAAATTCGCGTTGCAAATCACCTAGAGTACCTAGTGACCTATGGCGAGCCCATTTTAGATGGACTAGTTCCCCTCAGCCATTACAACTGAAGGCAGGACGTCTTAGCTGTACTTGCCACGTTGACCCTGTCCGCGCTGCACTCGCGTCTTCTTTTTTTTGCGACTTGATTTAATAATTGGAGGGATATAATCTCTAACCATTAAAATCGTTGTCGCAAACGAAATTTAAAATAACCCTCCTTGAAAGTAAACTCTTCATTGGGGGTTTTTAATTTAAGCGGTAATCAAGTGAAAACGACCAATCAAATCAAATACTTATCTCTGTTTTCGGCTGTTTTATGGGAAAACAGCGCATTTCTATGGCTCGCAAGGTCAAAATAAGTAGGTTTTTTAGTGTTTATTTGAGGTTGGGCGCGCCCGCATAACCATAACCCCCTAAGGGTGTGCGGACGTACGGACGCTATAAGTCATATCCGTCTAAGCTGGTTTCTCTCGTTGAATTCCCAGCCTTTTAGGGTGAGCGACGCCATAACGCTATTATGCTTTTCGGTGAATTTCTTCCATCCGATGGCGTGTTGTTGAGAATGGTGTAGTCTGCACAAACTGAGTAAATTGAATTCTTGGTCTCCGCCGCCCGCACCACGACTACGTATATGAGCTACGTCACAAGGAGTAGCACCACAAGCTATGCAATAAGAATTACGGATTTTCGAGAATATGTTTTTCGCTGTCATTTAAATTTCTGAGAATAATTTGCCGTCTTCCCTAACAGCCTCCTTGCCAGTGAATTTTTCCCAGCGTTGGATTATCACATCACTGTAAATCGGCTCTATTTCGCAGCCAAAACACCTACGGTTTATTTTTTCACAAGCAATTAAGGTAGAGCCGGAACCGAGAAATAAATCTGCTATCGCCCAATTAGGCTCCGAGCTGTTTTGGATAGCTCTTTCACATAATTCTACCGGCTTCATAGTGGGATGTTCTTCCGACCTTGATGGTTTATCAAATTCCCATATTGTGTCTTGCGTTCTATCTTCGACTCGCTTATGCCCTGCGCCGGGCTTCCAGCCATAAAGGCAGGGCTCGTTCCTTGAGTGATAATCTCCTTGTGACAGCACCAAACTATTTTTTAGCCACTGAATAATAGCCGGTCGCGCCAACTGCCATCCGGCATCTTTTGTTGCACCAATAAATTCGTAGGCGTGAATATCTGGGTGCCAGACGTAAAAACAAGCACCATCTCTCATGAAACAATCGATTGATTTAAACGCGGAAGATAAAAACTCTCTTAGCTTTTCCCCTTTGTGGTGGTCGTTCGTGACGCCCTCATAATCTACTCCATATGGCGGGTCGGTGTGAACCATATCCGCCTTCTCCCCACCCATAAGCCGTTCCACATTCTCTTTCATGGTGCAATCATCGACAAGAAGCCTGTGATTGCCGAGCACCCACAATTCACCGCGTTTGGTTTTAGCAGTCTTTGGCGTGGCCGGAACCGCATCTGGGTCTTCGTTGGTTTCTGGGTTTGGCTCTAGTTGAAAATCTTTTATACCGAGAAGGTCTAAATCGAAAGGCCCCATTTCTTGAATATCGACGTGGATAGTAGAAAGGTCTAAAACTGCCTGCGCTGCAATCGCATTATCAGAAATCCCAACTTGGTACTCTTGTTCAGGTGACTCAAAATCTTGATACATTATCGGCATATTAGTAGCGCCGATTTTTTTAAGGGCTAAGTACCTCCCCTCTCCAGCTACGAGCAATCCGCTTTGATTAGAAATGATACCGGGATTTCTAAACCCATTAGCCCTGAGAATTTTAACAAACTGCCCTATTTGCTGTTCGTTGTGCTTATTTCTGTTTTTTGGGTTTAGCTTAATTTCAGAGAGGGGGACAAAGATGATGTCTTTAGTTTTGAATTCCATTCTTGGAATCTAGCAGCCAAAGCCAGCCAAAAGCAACAAAATAACGCACAGAGTCCAGTATAATCAGCAACTTACGCAGTGTATTATTTTGTTTGACAAAATGACTCATTGTGCTATACTGTAGTTAAGGTTGGTGATTATGAACTTTACATTAGTTGAATTAGAAACGGCGCTGATAGAAGAGCAAAACGAAAAGCTCAGAGAGTTTTGTTTTGATGCCTTCGCGAACAAAATGTTTTTCGGCGCGGTTGATACAAAAGAGTTTATAGACTTGTGCAAAGAATTGTACGAATCACAACAGGAGTAATTTATGAGTCAAGAAACAAGATATTACGTAACTGTAACCAAAGAAGAGCCCTGCGATATCTGTGAAGGGGTTGGTCAGATTGAGAGAATAGATATTAATGGAAGCACAAATTCCATCGATTGTACCGAGTGCGTTGGACAGGGATATATCGAAACAGAAGAAATAAGAGAAATTAAAAAGGAGTGCTTAAAATGAAAACGATTAAATTTATTTTATTATTCTTAGTATTGTTTTTCACCGCTTGTAGCTCTAAACCTTTCTCTAAGTGGAGCGCTCCTGAACTAAGGGTGGCCATAGTTGCCCCGGACCATAACACCTATTCAGAAATACAAGAGTCATTAGTTTCTTCCGGTAAATATTTTGTTGTAGATAGAAGCAGCGGCCTACACGCGGCCATGGAAGAACAGGACTTTAATCAAACGGACCGAGTTGGAGCTAAAGAAAAGTACGCAAAAATGGGAAAGCTTTACGGGGTTGGTTCAGTAGTTGTGGGCAATGTCTCCTGTATGCCCCACAGACATTTTTTTGAAGCAGTATTTGCTCCCAGCTCAGAATGTAAGTTACATATCTTTCTAATCTCTACCTCAACGGGAGAGGTAATCGCGGCGGCAAAAGATACCGTTTACGCCAATAGAGACACATCAAGAAAAACAGAGCCCACCCCATCATGGGATTCAGTGGTGGAAAAACTAAACAACGCAATTCCAAAATACTTTACAGATATAAAATACACCGCAGAAATGCAGAAATTTAGAAACGGGGAAATAGACGAGGTTAATCAATGAGGCTACACAAAAACAGCATTGATATGACTGGAAAAAGATACCACTCTTTAGTCGCTATTAAGCCGGTAGGCGCAATTAAAAACCAAAAACATATTTCGTGGCTTTTTAAATGTGATTGCGGAAAAGAAAAAGTAATAAATGGCGCAGACGTAAGAAAAGGGCACAACAAGGCGTGTGGGTGCAAAAGACACAACACTCAAATAAAGCATGGACACGCTAGAAGGACAGGTAAGAGTCGCGCGTATACGGCGTGGAAAAATATGCGCGCCAGATGTTTCGTTAAATCAAATAAGCAATATAAAGATTACGGGGGAAGAGGGATAACTATCTGTAAAAGATGGCATAAATTCGAAAGCTTTTTAGGGGATATGGGGGAGCGCCCAAGTAATCTTACCTTAGAAAGAATAGATAATAATGGCAACTACGAACCAAAAAATTGTCGGTGGGCAACTAGACTAGAGCAAAGCAAAAACACAAGAAAAAATGTATTCGTCTTGCACAAGGGCAGCAGAAAGCATTTAGCCGAGTGGTCAAGAGTAACCGGAATCGACCATCGAATATTATCTAGAGAAACTAAATGCGGCCGCACCTTGGGGGACACAATAAAAAAATATGGAAACCACGCAAAGAAAGAAGGCGGAAAATGAAATATCTACTAATTTTATCAATACTAGTAATCGCCGGGTGCGGGAAAGAAATTCCTAAAATAGAAGTGACGCAACCTGAACCCACAAGTACTCCTGATACAACAAGCGATAAACCGAGCAAGTCAGAAGATAAAAAGGAGTCGGAGCCAAACCGATTAACTCCGACCCCAACGCCAGACTCAGAGGAAACACCGAGTCCGACGCCGACGCCCGTTCCAAGCGCCGTACCAATAGTAACCCTGTCTTATGCTTATTTACAAAGCCCGGAGATTTGCAGTGCATTAACTAATTGGAATCCGGATGCGAATACCATCGTTTTTGTATCTAGCTATTCTGGATTAAAGCACTACGTATTTTCTAAAAATGAGATTTATCTATCTAATATAAATGGGAGTAGTAAGCAGGTATTATCCGCGCCGCTGACTATAGCCTCTTCTGGATATGGACACGACTTAACCTATTGTTGTATAGATTTGGTAGCTGGACAATTACCAAGAGTTAGACCGCTATGCGCAAATTAAGGAGAAGAAATGAAAGAGAATAAAACCAAGGCAAAAGCCATAAGGTTTACCGAGAAAGAATTAGAGGAATTAATTAAAGAGGCGGAGCTTAACGGGAGAACATTTTCCCAGCATGTAAGATTCTTAGTAAGTCTTGCGAGAAAAGCTAGGCTTGCATAGATTTATCATTCTCGACTACGTATCTAAGCAATCCGATAATAAATTCATCCCACTCCATTTCGCACTTCTCTTTAATTTTAAAAGCCTTTTTATGTAGTGACTTAGGAATGCTTGCTTGAACTAATACTGTTTTTTCTGGAACAGAGATGAACTTGTCTAATGTTTTTTTCATGCCGTATAAATATCAGGCAGATTTTAAGTGTGCAAGACCCGCCAAGAAATAATAACCGTATATTTCTCGTATTTATTAGAGCATTTTACTAGTCCGTTATCGTCGTCGCCCTCACTGTCTTCAAACTCCCAGCCATCTTCCTCAAGAGATTCTACCTGTATTTTAATCCACTCGTCCGCGCTCTCGTTATCATGGAAACATTTACGATAGCCAGGTAGTTTGGTATTACTTCTTTTGATACTAACTATAAGCATATAAGTATTTTCTAATAGAAGGGGCGAATATGACAGACGCAGTTTGTAAGCCATCCCACTACAACACAGGTAAAATAGAAGTACTCTCTTTTATAGAGGATAAAGGGCTGAATTTTCATAGGGGTAATGCCGTAAAATATCTATGCCGCGCAGGATTAAAAGACCCAAGCAAAGAAATAGAAGATTTAGAGAAGGCAAAATACTATATCGAAAGAGAAATACAGAGACTGAAGTCTAGTGAAGCCCCAATAGGGCTAGCCAAGGCGTATTTAAACCCATCAACCCAGCTGTGATATAAATAAGATATGGAAGAAAAACCAAAAAGAGGAAGACCTCCTAAATGGACTGAGATTGACCCGGAGCAGGTTAGGTCTTGCGCCATGAAGATGTGGAAGATAAGCGAGATTGCCGCATTCTTTAGGGTGAGCCATGACACGATAGAAAGACATTTTGCGTCAATAATTGAAGAGGCTAGGCAAACCGGATACGCGAAAATTCGCGACCTACAGTGGAAAAGGGCTATCGAGGGCTCTGACACGATGATTAAACACATATCTGAACATTACTTAGGCCAGCACGCTAAGTCAGAGATTAAAAATGAAACTACGCTAACGGCCACGGTAGAGCAAAAGGCAGCCATGCTTACAGACGAGCAGCTTAAAGAGCGCATGAAAAAACTCGAGGAAGATGTCTGAAGACCTAGACCTATATCTCGCTAAGAAGAAGTGCGAGATTAATCATTTATACTTTAGCCGGTATTTTTTTAAACACAGGCAGGGAATAAAGTTTCGAGTCAACTGGCATCATCATTTAATAAGTAATGTCATTGACGATGTGATAGAGGGAAAGAAAAAGAATGTTCTCATTACAGTTAGTCCTGGAAGCTCTAAAACAGAACTCGTCGTTATTAATTTTATCGCTCGTGGACTTGCTATTAATCCTCGCGCTAGGTTTCTTCATCTATCCGGCTCTGATTCGCTTGCGTCGCTTAATTCTGCAACGGCGAGGGAAATCGTTACTTCAGATGAATACCAAAAGATGTGGACACTTAAGATTGCTGACGATGCGAAAGCTAAAAAGCGATGGAACGTGCTCGTTGATGGGCATCCTGCCGGAGGGGTATACGCGACTGCTCTCGGAGGGCAAGTCACCGGATTTCGTGCAGGTCATATGGCTGAGGGATTCCAAGGAGCTATCCTCATCGATGACCCAATTAAACCCGAAGATGCTTTTTCCAGAACAAAACTAGACGCAGCAAACAGAAAACTCCTAACTACGGTAAAATCCCGTAAAGCTAATCCAGACACACCGATTATTCTTGTGATGCAGAGAATCGCAGAGAGCGACTGTGCTGGATTTATCTTAAGTGGGAACTTAAACGAGCAAGGAGACTGGCACCATGTCAACATCCCCGCAGTTATCGATGAAAAGTATCTGGCTAGTTTGCCGGAAAAATATATTGGGCAGGTCGATAGGAGTGATTCTAATAACGGTAGATTTTCCTACTGGCCATACAAAGAGCCTCTTCCCCAGTTACTCGCTATGGAAAGGGGCGATGGGGATGATTCGTCGGGACAGAAAATCTCGCGTCATGTTTTTTCCTCTCAGTATCAACAAGCGCCGGTGGCTTTGGGTGGAAATATCATCAAATCAAATCTTTTTAAAAGATATACAGTTCTCCCTAAAATAAAATATAGAAAAATATTCGCAGACACTGCACAAAAAACAAAAGAGTATAACGACTACTCTGTTTTTCAAGAGTGGGGATTGAGCGATGATGGGCATTTATATCTTTTGGATATGATAAGAGGTAAGTACGAGGCACCAGAGCTGCAAAGACGAGCGATAGACTTTTGGAATAAATGCAAATCCAGACAGGTGTTTAGTTTTGGTCAACTGCGCTCAATGGAAATAGAAGATAAATCGAGCGGCTCCTCTTTAATACAAAGCATAAAATTACCGCCGTATAATATTCCAGTAAAAGGCATTGAAAGAAATACGGATAAAGTGTTAAGAGTTATGGATGCACTTCCTTACATTGATGTTGGCTCCGTATATATTCCAGAGTCAGCACCATGGGTTAGTGATTTCATCCAAGAGTGCGAGGCCTTTACTGCGGATATGTCCCATTCACACGACGACCAAATCGACCCAATGCTTGACGCCATACACACCATGCTTTCTAGCGCAAACAAAATAAATATATGGGAATCTCTAAAATAAAAATGAGAGACAAAAAGGGATTATTTAAAGAGGGGCATACAATAAACAAGACTCACGGAATGACAGGAACAAGGATTTATAGAATATGGGATGGTATGAAGCGAAGATGCGATAATCCAAAAATGACCGGATACGAGCACTATGGAGGAGGCGGCATTAGTTACTGCGAAAGGTGGGGTAAGTTTGAAAATTTTTATGCTGATATGGGTTTACCACCAACAGACAGACACTCAATAGATAGAATAGATAGCAAAAGGGGTTATTACAAAGAAAACTGTCGGTGGGCTACAATGTTAGAACAGGCAGCAAATAAAAAAAATAACGCGCTACTGACTTTAAATGGGGAAACCCACCATCAGTGCGAGTGGTCAAGAATAACGGGCATCAACCTATCAACGATGAGAAATAGACTTAAAAGAGGCTGGCCAGTAGAATTAGTACTTACCAAAAAGGTGCGAAAAAAATAATGGCAGATACTCTCAAAAAATTAACGTTAGACGGTTTTGAAAACTTCCTAACCCGCATTGGGTTAAATAACGACAACTCGTTATCTGGGGGAACCTACAGATTTAATTTAGTCACTAGAAATAGAGTTCTTTTAGAAATGGCGTACCGTGGTTCTTGGGTTGTGGGCGCTGTTATTGATTCCGTTGCTGAGGACATGACGCGCGCCGGAATAGATATTCAAACAAAAGACGATGTTGAGATAAAAAAGCTCCATAGAGATATGGTTAAGCTTCAAATCTGGCAGTCCATTTGTCTTTTAATTAAATGGGGGAGGCTCTATGGTGGCGCTCTTGGTGTACTGCAAATCGATGGCCAGAAACTGGATACACCGCTCGACCTGGAAACGATTGCGCAGGGACAATTTAAAGGCATTGTTGTTTTTGACAGGTGGATGCTTAACCCGGTAATGACTCCGGTTATTCAATCGGGCCCAGATATGGGGCTTCCTGTTTTTTATCAAGTCACCACATCACCAACAAGCAATGCCCCATCTGCTCCGACCTCTGGAGCTATTACTGTCCACCACTCAAGAGTGATTCGCTTTACAGGGATTGATTTACCTTTCTTTCAAGCGATTACCGAAATGATGTGGGGAGAGTCTATTTTAGAAAGATTGTGGGACAGATTAATCGCGTTTGATAATGCGACTATGTCCTCTGCATCTTTAATTGATAGAGCGAATCTTAGAACGGTTGGAATAGAGGGTTTAAGAGAAATCATTGCGGCCGGAGGAGAGGCCCAAGAAGGCTTAAGCGCAATGTTTGAAATGATGCGCCTTATGCAAGTAAACGAAGGTTTAACTCTTATAGATAAAAACGACGTATTTCAAACTACGGCCTATAGTTTCGCTGGGCTTTCAGACATGATGTTACAGTTTGGACAACAACTATCCGGCGCTACGGGAATTCCTTTAGTGAGACTTTTTGGACAATCACCTGCGGGGTTAAATGCTACTGGCGATTCTGATATACGCATGTATTACGATAATATTAATTCTCAACAGGAAGCCAAATTAAGAAGACCTTTTGAGACTCTTCTTAAAATAATGTGGCGCTCTAGTTTTGGGGTTAAAGCACCAGAAGATTTGGACTTTAGCTTTGTTCCTTTATGGCAGATGTCCGACATGGATAAAGCTGCGATTGCAAAAACTACAACCGAGACTGTCATTGCGTCTTACGATGCTGGATTAATTACCCAGAAAACGGCAATGGAAGAATTAAAAGACAGCTCTGGTAATACCGGACTTTACAGCAACATAACCGATAAAGAATTGCTTGAAGCGGAAGAGGAATTAGCTCCAATCCCTGATGAACCTCCTCCAAATCCAGACGAGCAAAAAGAAACTCCAAAGGAAGAGGAAAAAGAACCAGTAAGAAATTTAGATTCTGGTTCTGGCCCTATAATGACTCGTATTAAAACATGGCTCGCAAGAAATTAAATTTATTTAAACCGTCCGATACGGCAGAAAAGCAATTCTATAGGCAATTAAAAAAAGTAGCCGAAGTGTCTGGGTATATAATTGAGAGACACGCCGAGGGAGCCAATATTAAATACCCTAAGGCGATGATGGAAGAACTAGAGAAGTACTCCGAGAAGCTAACTCCGTGGGCCCTAAAACAATCTGCAAAATTAGTTGAGTATGTCCAAAGAAGTAATAAAAGGGCCTATAAAAACAAAGCTAAAAATATATCCCAGGCATTAAGAGAAGATAGAAATGTTATAGAAACAGCCCAAGCATTAATGTACGAACAAGTGGAGTTAATTAAATCCATACCATTAGAGGCGGGACTTAGAGCTCAAAAGATTGCTTTTGAGGCTGCGCTATCTGGAACTCGAGCCGAAGTAAACGAGGATACGGTTAAGGAATTACAAAAACAAATGGGCATGTCTACTCAAGTAGCCAGGTCTAGGGCAATGGTTATAGCTAGAACAGAGACAGCAAGAGCTACTGCGATGATAAATCAATCAAGAGCCATGGCGGTGGGTAGTAGGCAATACGTTTGGCATAACTCAGGCGATGCGGCTGTGAGGCCCGCGCACAAATACTATAAAGGTCAAAAGCTTGACGGTATGATTTTCAGTTGGGACAACCCACCCACATTAGATGACGGAACTACTATTCATCCGGGGCAGATTTATAACTGTAGGTGCTTTGCGTCACCCGTCTTCGATGAAGAATAAGACTTGTCAAAATAAATTCTCTAATACAAAGTTCTTTTCTGGGTTATACTTTTATTTATTCTTACTAACCAAAGGGCCAATTAATGAAATTTTTCCTACTTTCTTTTTTAGTAAGCACGGCAATTTTTGCAGCAAGCGTACCTTCTCTCTCTCTTAAAAATCAGTACGGAGAGGTTTCAAACAATTTTGTTATTGGTGGTAGCAGTGCTATCACAGTTAGATTTGTCGTCGATAACACCAAAGCAAGTGGTGTGAGAGAACTATCAAGTTCGGGCGGACCGGACGCAGTAGACAGTGTTTATATGAACACCTCTACGACACCAACTTCGGGAAGTCCAAACCCATCTCCTGGGTACATCGTAGTAAATCTTAAAAAAGGATATTCCGGTTATTTGTCTAACGCAGTTTCCTTAGGTTCACCCGGGGATTCTTCGGTAGTAAACGTTACATCGGGTCTTCAACAAGGTAAGGCTTATGTGATTCGTACGGTAGGGAGCACCTCCGCTGCTTCTTGGCAGGCTTTAGGTCTTCCATCCAACCTAACCCCAACTGCAAGCCAACCATTTATTGCTATTACAGGCACACCAAAAACAGGTACCGGAGAAGTTGTTTTAGCTAAAACGACAGGTTCCGCTCTAAGTCATCTAGAAGTAGTCGGCGACCCTTCTGTGGGTTTACAGTCCTCGAGCGGTGGCTCTCAAGTTATTTTAATGTCTCTTGCTCCAACTAACTCAAGCACTACGACTTTAGTTCCTACTGCTCCGTTAGTGGGAAGCATGATTGAACTTTCGTTTGTATTGACGCCTCAACCAGAGTCTCAACTATAAATGAATGAAATTTTATACTACCTCACAAATATCTGAGAATATCAGTGAGACACCCGAGGGGTATCTTGTTTGTGTTGGTGTTCCGATTGCTAGAACTGGAGAGATGATTTACGGACCCGGAGAGACCCCGTTAAAAGCGGGAGAAGACGGGAAAGTAATTATCAACAGAGACTCCGAAGATGTCTTTAGAAAAGAAACTATCGCATCTTTCGAAGGTAAAGCAGTTACGATTCTTCACCCGGACGAATTTGTTAACCCCGATAATTGGTCGGAGCTAGCAAAGGGGGTTGTGCAGAACGTAAGAAAAGGAAACGATACGGACTTAATCGCAGACCTGTTAATCACAGATAGTTATGCGATTGAGCTAGTAAAAAACGGTTTAAGGGAGGTCTCCTGCGGTTACGAAGCCGAGTACGAACAAACAGGGGATGGTAAGGGTAGACAGTTTAATATAGTTGGGAATCATTTAGCCCTTGTATTAGAGGGCAGAGCTGGTTCAAAATATTCAATTATTGATAGTAAGGGAAAGGGATTAAAAATGAAGCTTCAAGAAAAGATTAAATCCATCTTTGCAAAAGCACAAGACGAGGCGATGAAAGAAGTTGAAGGTGCTAAAGATGAGAACACAGAAACCCCTGTTACAATCGAGGGTATGAAAAAGTATTTCGACGATAAATTTGCATCTCTTATGGGAGAGAAAAAAGAAGAAAAAGACGCTATCTCCCCTCCTGGGCCTGGAACACCAGCCGAGTACGTAGCTAAAGACGACGAAGCATCTAACCCTCTTGAAGCCCGCTTAGCAAAGCTTGAAGAAATGGTGGCTAAAATCGTAAACAGAGAACAAAAAGAAGAATCCGTTTCTCTTGATGAAAAAGAAGAAGGCGAAGAAAAAGCCGAAGACGAAATGGAAGAAGAAGAATTTGCAGATAGTGCTACGATTTCACGCATTGAAATTTTAGCCCCAGGCTTAAAAGCAAAAGGAAAAGATGCTAAACTAAAAGCACTTTTGGAAGCCTATAAAACCAAAGACGGTAAAGAAGTAATTGACCAATTTACTGGCGGTAAGGCTCCAACAGAAAAAGACTCTGTCGATGCTTTCTTTGTGGGAGCTTCGGAGCTTCTTAAAGAAAAAAGAGGCACTGAGTTTACCAAGACTAAAGTTTCTGATTTCAAATCTCTAGGAATGACCGACGGGGTTATGACCGCTGAGAAAATGAACGAAATCAATGCAAAATATTATAAAGGAGAAAAATAATGCCAGCATATCTTTATCAAGCACCCACAGGAATTCCAGGCGACATTACTCGTGCAGACGAGTCCAGTGTTGAGCAATTAAAATTTAGCGAAGCAAACTGCCCCGCAGTTTTTGGCTTCCCTTACGTTTTTGATGCAGGCGTTCCTAAAAAATGGGGTGCTTCTAACGTGGCTGCGGATTTCGCAGGGGTTCTCGTAAGAGAAGTCCCAGGGATTGCAGGAACAGCAGCATCGGATGAGTCTTTTGCTGGCACAGTACCTTGGTACAAACAAGTACTAGGTGGATGTGTTAGAGGGTACATCTCCGTTAAATGTGCGGCTGGAACACCGGCTCGCGGCGGAGTTGTTTATATTCAAGTAACAGCTTCCGGTGGGGTTGCTGTTGGCGAGTTTAGAGCAGATGGTACTGACGGCGGAAACGCTGTAGCACTTAGCTCTACACAAGCGACTTGGGCATCTGACGGCTTAGACGCCGACTTGAATGCAGAACTAAGAATTGCTCGTTAATTTTAAAAGGGGAGAATAAATAAATGAAATTCAAGACACGAGATTCGGCTCTAGCATATTATGTAAACCAACTAGAAAACTTAGACAGACGTCTTTATGAGCCGCTTGTCTCTGTGACATGGGGACGCGATATTAAGCTGCGCTCCGGCATTACGATGTCGAATGAGAGCACAAGCTTTATCCGCTCGGCATTTGCTGGTGCGGGTTCTCTCCAGAATAGCTCTGGTAACTTCCCTTGGATTTCGGCCGAAACAAACGACATCCCAGGCGTCTCTGTAAACGGTCAAAAGTTGGTTAAGCCGCTTCGTTTGCTTGCAAGAGAAGTGAGCTACACATCTGTAGAGCTTGAGCGCTCCCAGTTGACGGGCCAACCTATCGACGCTCAAAAGATGGATGCTTTCAACCAACTGTATCAAATGAATACAGACCAAATGGTTTATAAGGGTTCTTCTGATGTCAGCGCTACCGGGTTGATTAACGACGCAGACGTCACTGCTTACACAGTAAGCAATGGTATCTCCGGCTCTCCTCTTTGGGCTAACAAATCTGCCGATGAAATCTTGGCAGACGTGAACCAACTACTTGAAACAACCTGGACGAACGCCGCACAAGCAGTCTGTCCTTCTGACTTGCTCTTGCCAGCACTTCAGTTCTCCTACATTGCTTCTCAAAAAGTAAGCAGCGCAGGTAACATTTCAATCCTTGAGTTCTTGAAGCAAAACTCCATTGCACTACAAATCAACGGAAAACCGTTGAACATTCAACCTGTAAAATGGTTGGCTGGCGCTGGTGCTGGCGATACAAACAGAATGGTTGCTTATACCAACCAAGAAATGTACGTCAGATTCCCAATGGTTCCAGTAAGACGTGAAACTGCATACTACAAAGGTATCAGATTCATTGCTCCTTACCTCTGGGCATTCGGTGAACTAGAAGTAGTTTACCCAGAAACGATTCAATACGCTGACGGTATCTAATTATGATGTGCAAGGTTACCCAAGCCCTAAAGCTTGGTAAGGTTTACCCTAGAGGCATTCACGATATAGGCGATAGTGAGGTGAAACACCCTCACTTCGCCCAATATTTAAAATGCGGCTACATCATTGCTTTAGAAGAGAAATCTGTGCCAACTCTGGTAGAGGTCGAAGCTAAAGAATTAGAAGCACCTAAAGAGGGGAAATCCAAGAAAAAGAAAAAGGAGTAATACATGGCATTCGATATCGGCGCTTTCCGCGTAAATTTTCCGGAGTTTGCCGATACTGCCAAGTATAGCTCCGAGCAGATTCAATTTTGGGCAGACCTTGCAGAAATGCAAGTGCTCGAGTCTGTGTGGAAGAATGCGACTAATAAAGGGCGCTCTCTTTACGTTGCGCATGAAATCACCCTCGCTTATCAAAACGAAAAATCATCTAAAATTGGTGGGGTTCCTGGAACCTTTGGCGGTATAGCTAACAGTAAAGCTGTTGGTGGGGCAAACATCTCTTACGATTCTAATAATACATCCGAAAAGGATGCGGGTTACTGGAACCTTACGACTTACGGGAAACAGTTTATGCGTTTGTCTCGTATATTTGGAGCGGGTTGTATCCAATTATGAAAAACCCACTTAAAGTCACAAAAGATTTCACTAAGAATTTTAATGAAATCATAAGCAAGTTTAAAAACGATAAAGTTCTTATTGGCGTGCCTGAAAACAAAGCAGACAGAAAAGACGATGAAATAAACAACGCCACACTTCTTGCTATTATGAATTTCGGCTCCCCGTCGAATAACATTCCACCGTGGCCTATATTAGATATTGGGATAGAAAAATCTAAAGAAGAAGTCTCGAAGCAATTCGCTTTGGCCGCAGAAAAAGCACTTAGCGATGGCCCTCAAGCAGTAGATAGGTATTATGAAAGAGCGGGAATAATTGCGTCTAACTCTGTTAAATTAGTTTTAAACTCACAAATTAACGCGCCAGAAGGAAGACCTCTTGAATCGACGATAAAAGCGAGAAAAAGAAAAGGATTTAAGGGCAAAAAATATTGGTTAGTAACCGGACAACTTAGAAATAGCATTACCTATGTGGTGAAAAAATAAATGGCTAATATCGATGTCAGCGAATTAATGGTCGACCCTGATTTTGTAGACGCCATTCAAATTATTAATAGAACTTCTTATGTAGATAATTTAGGACAAAACCATATTCAGGAAGTTATTTTTAATACCGTTGGTTCTGTACAACCTGCAGATTTTAAAACGGTGCAAAGACTACCAGAGGCTTTAAGAGTAGAAAACCTTTATAGCTTCTGGGTTAAGGCGGATATTATTTTAGGAGGTAATGCAAGGTACCCTAGTCTTTTTGTGTTCCACGGGAAACGTTTTCAAGTTCGTACTGTTTCTGATTGGTCTAATTTTGGTGAGGGATATTCTGAAGGTACTTGCGTTTGTGAGGATTTAACTTGAGCTACGTACTGCCTACAACCAGCGAAGGACTTCCCGGAGGGCTTACACTTACTCAGTTTATTCAGACTGTGATAGTTGGTGTCTCTGGGGTTTCGGGCCAATTAGTAAGGCCAAGATGGCAGCAAGAAATGCCCAAGCAGCCAGATATAAACGTTAATTGGATTTCATTTGGAATTGACGTATCGGTGCCAGATGCAAATGCGTATACTAATTATAATTCTGATGGTTCTTTTGGTTCTCAGCGTCATGAGACTCTGGAAATCGGGACAGACTGCTATGGGCCGGACGCATTATATATCTCTGGGTTAATTAGAGACGGGTTTCAAATTAAAACGAACCTAGATGCGCTGCAAGTCGCTAAGATGGGTTTTGTAGAGACTGGGCCCGCAAGACAAATTCCCGATTTAGTGAATGAAAGATTTGTGGGAAGAGTTAATATGTCTATTATCTTAAGAAGAGAAGTTTTAAGAGTTTACCCAGTGCCTACTATAATTTCAGCTAATGGGGTTATATACGCACCGGATTTAGACCCTAACTTTAATCTCGAATGGAGCGCAAATGAATAAACTAATATTAATTTTATCGATACTTGCAGGAACATCTTTTGGAGCCAATGTATTTTTTGGCTCTCCTAGTTACGCAACAGTAACAAGTACAAGTACGCAGATTCTTCCGCAAAACAGCTTAAGAAGTTATTTGCTTATTATCAATACAGGTTCAAACGCAATGTATGCAAATTTCGGAGCCCCTGGTTCTGGAAGCGGGATATTAATACCAGCAGGATGGAACTACGAACCAAACGAGACTCCAGCAAACTCTGTTTATTTATCATCACCATCTGGAACTACGGCAACTTTAATACAGGGCCAGTAACATGAAAAAAAATCTGTTTATATTTTTATTATCTTTAAGTGCGTTCGCCTATCTCGGACCTGGAGGTAATGGCGGCGGCGGCGGAAGCGGAACTGTAACTAGCGTTGCGGTAGATGCTACTCCTACAGGGGTCTTCGATGTCTCCGGCTCTCCTATTACAACATCCGGCACAATTACTTTATCGATGGACAATCAAACAGCTAATACTGTTTTGTCTGGGCCCACTACTGGGGCGGCATCTACTCCTAGTTTTCGCTCTTTAGTTATTGCAGACATTCCAACAATTACCGCAGCAAAGGGAGGTACTGGAGGAGACTCTTCTGCTTCTACTGGAATTGCACATGTTTCGGCAGGTACTTGGAGTTATTCTTCTATTGTAAACGCCGATGTTTCGGCAAGCGCTGCAATTACCTTAAGTAAGCTTGCAGCCACTACCGCTAGTCGCGCTCTTGTTTCTGATGCTTCTGGGTTTATTACAGCCGCCACTACAACGGCTACAGAAATCGGTTATGTAAACGGTGTTACTTCTGCAATTCAAACTCAGTTAAACGCTAAAGCACCTACGGCGTCCCCTACTTTTTCGGGGACTATTACAACACCGCTTACAGCAAGTCGTGTAGTTAAAACAGGGGCCTCTAGTGATTTAACTACGGGTACAGTAAACTTAGCTTCTTCAAGTGAGGTAACTGGAAACCTACCTGTTACAAATCTAAATTCAGGCACCTCTGCATCAGCGTCTACTTTTTGGCGTGGTGATGGTACGTGGGCAACCCCCTCTTCTTCTGGAATTGGGGGCTCTACAGGAAGCACAGATAATGCTGTTTTAAGAGCTGACGGAGTTGGCGGTAGTACGCTTCAATCGTCCGCTATGGTTATTGATGATAATGGCGCAACGACTCTAACTCTTACTGGCGGAACAGCGGCACCATTAATTCTCTCAAACGGCTCTGCCTCAGCACCTATTTTTACTCTAAAGGATAACACAACAACAAAGTGGAGCATGGCAGATGGCGGTTATGTTTCTCAAACTTTATCCGGTGCAGTTTCCTCTGACTATGTAGGCTATTCTTTTATAGACTCCTCTACTGGAAGCACAGGCACATTTAGTGTTGATGGCGTAGGCCACTGGGTAAGTGAGTGGAAGCAATTAGGCGCTAGCTCTAATACTGGTTCAGGTAATGGTGGTGTAGCCACTTATGTGAGAGGTGGAAATAGAAACGTTGGCGTGTCAGGTCTTGCTGATGCTCCACAAGGAACTTCTCCACGTTCTGTTGGTGTTTTTGGTTTCGCCCCAACTAACGGAACACCAAGTACTGCGATAGGTGGGTATTTTGAATTAGGGGCAAATGGTGGGTATACATCTGGGCTTCCTTCTGGCGTTATAGCTGCGCTTGTAGCAAGTAACCTATCTCAAACAAATGATATTTTTCAAGCCCTAGACAATACTACGGTTGCATTTTCTGTGGCTGATGGGGGCATTGTGAAACTAGGTGCCACAAGCACAACTCCTAAACATATTTTAAATAGCGACACCTATACACCGGCTTCAGATGCGCTTACTCTCGGAAACGGACCTACTGGAAAGGCCGGAGATGCGGCGGGTTATTTAAAAATCACTGTGAACGGTACTGACAGAGCCATTCCTTATTGGTAAACCTTTACCGGTAAACCAATAAAAAGGAGTTCAAATGAAATACTTATTAATTCTATCTGCACTGTTTTTAGCTTCGTGTGCGTCTAAGCCAGCACAAATTCCTCAAGTTAAAATTATTCAACATCCTATCGATTTAGATAAGGTAAAAACTTTTGAGGATTTAAGGGCTCTTTATTTTTATACTCTTCCTGAAAATCCAGTAGCAAACACTAGGGAAGATAGTTTTCAGGACAGTAAAAAATTAGAATCAATTAAACACCTACTAAAAGATAAAAAATGAAAAACATACTATCACTGCTTCTTTTTACATTTTCTGTATTTGGATATTTGGGTCCTGGGAACGGTGGCGGCGGAGGTGGTGGTACTCCTGGAGGTTCTAGTGGAGAAGCTCAGTACAATAATTCTGGTGCTTTTGGAGGCTTTGGAAGTTGGGATGGTACAACTTTTTCCGTTTCGAATTTTATATCCAGCGAAAATTCTAATTTCGGTTCTACAAATTCTCCCACAAGAACAGTTTCTGTAGATAGCGGTACAAACGCATATCTAAGTTTTAATAGCTCGGGTACAGAGATTTCTGTTATTGGCTCGGAACCAGGAAGTAGAAATTTTTTAATTTACGACACTAGTTTGGGAGAGTACGTAATTTCAGAAGATTCTTCCGGTGCGATTAACTTTAATCAGGCATATACATTCCCAACCACAGATGGTACTTCAGGGCAAGTTATATCTACCGACGGGGCTGGAACTCTTGGCTGGACAACCCCATCTTCTGCCGCGGGAGGGTTAGATACGCAGTTACAGTTTAACAGCTCGGGCACACTTAGCGGGTTTGGTGAGTGGACAGGTACAGACGTTGGTTTTGGTGGAAGCGCATGGGCTATAGGGATGTACTTATCTCCAGCGGGATTAACTAGCGGTGGAGAATATGCATCATGGACGGCTACTTCGGCCGATTCTATTTTAATAAAAGCAAGAAATAGCGGCTCTTCTTCCAGCATGAATGTGGCTGGGGGAAATGCAACGGGAGACTCTCAAACTGGCGGTAATGTCACACTAACTGCCGGCACAGGACAAGACTCTGGAGCCACTATTAGTTATGGCGGATATGCTGTTGGTGTTGGTGGAAGTTCATCCGGTGATGGGGGAGAATTTTCTATTGGTGGCGGAACATCTTCTGGCGGTGGATTGGGTGCGGTTATTACAGCATCTGGCGGTGTTGGTGCCGCTAAGGGCAATGTCACCATCGACTCTACTTACAACTATATTCTTGGATATTCTACATTTGGGAGTTCTAGCAATGCGGGAAGAATTATTACTATCGACCCAGCGGGGAGTGGGCCAGACCCCTATTTAGGTTTTGCTCAAAGCGGTAGTGAATCTTTAGCAATAGGAAGTCTTGCTGGGAGTAAACCATTTGTCGTTTACGACTATGTGCTTGATGAGTACATCATTGATTCAAACACCCTAGGGGTTGTTAATTTTAAATACGGCATAACAACAACTGGAGATATATCCGCATCAAGCAATACTATTTCAGCCTCTCAACTTACATCAACCTCTGCAATAGATGTCCCTCATTTTTATAGCTCTGGAAGCGGTATTGCATTTTTTGGAGTTACTCAAGTTAACCAGGCTAACACCGGAATAACTCCCGCAACATTTACAGCTAACACCTCGGGAATAGCTGACGATAGCGCTACTTGGGACGGGTATACTATGGGGCAAGTTGTTGCTGCTTTACGGGCTTACGGACTTTTACAATAAGGAGAAAAAATGAAATATCTTTTACCGTTGGTTTTTTTAGTTTTTGCCGGATGCACTAAACCATGCAGTCAAGTTGAGGTAGTTTCTGCGGGCTCTTCTCTTTTATCTACCTATTGGGAATGTCAAAATCCACAAGCACTGGAGAAATGGGTTGATGGACTTGCGTCTAGTGTTGGTGTTTGCAAACCAGAATTATCTTTTCAGTTTAAGAAAAAAAGCATGAAAGGAATTTTTGGAACCCTTGTATGCCCTCTTTTAGTTGAAGAGCTAAGAAAAATGGGAGCCTCTCAAGTTCCAGCGGAAGCAATGTGCAATCCCGCTAAAGTAGGTTCTGGCGCTGCTACGGCTCTTGGTTTAGCATGTAATGCGATTCCTTTTTAATGGTGTGAAAATGAAAAACTTTATTCTATATTCTTTTTTCCTTATTCTGTTGGTTACTGCTTGTTCAAAGGCTCCGGTCGAACCCATAACTCCGCCGGAGCCAATTATTTCTCCCACCCCAATACCTTCGCCGGTTATTACCGACCCGGAACAGCTTCCGCCCGAGAAGTACTCTACTGGGTATATAGACACACCTGGGGGATTGGTTAAGGGAGCTCCGTTTGAAGTCCCTCCTATGCTTGAGGCTTACCCAGTTAGATTTAATTGGAATAAATTAGGCGGAGAGACCCCTGTAAGAAATCAAGGAAGCTGTGGCTCTTGTTGGGCGTTTGGCTCTACTCAAATGCTTGTCAGCGCTATTATGATTTTTGACGGAGTGTATAAAGCTTTATCAGAACAGCAATTAGTCTCTTGCGACAAAAATAGCTACGGGTGCAGTGGTGGATTTTTTTCTAATGAGTACCTACAAAACCCTGGACTGGCTTTAGATTCAGATTTTCCTTACACGGCTTCCAATCAAAAATGTAAGCAAGGGCTTCAAATAGCAGCAAAAGCTTACAGAGCGGGCAATATTGGTTCTAAAGACAGGGCTCCAAAGGTAATTGAGATAAAGGCGGCGCTTTTACAATACGGAGTTGTTGCTGCTACGGTCGCAGCATCTAAAACATGGGATAGCTACCATGGGGGAATTAAGACCTCATGCGGCGCAAAAAATACGAACCACATAGTCAATATCGTTGGGTATGATGATATTAAAAAGATTTGGATAATGAAAAACTCTTGGGGCGAAAAATGGGGCGATGCGGGGTATGCAGAAATGCCATACGGATGTGATAAACTTGCACAAAGCGCCGCGTTTGTAGAGTACAAACCCGGAGTAAAAGCCTACCACAAATAGTGGTATTTTCTTTTGGCTTCGTTTAAAATTTATTAGTTCAATAAAAAATCCTTAAAACTAGTAATTTTGTATTATCATACAAGAGTAGGACTCAATGAAATCTTTGTCTGAAATGACGCTTATGCCCTTGGGCACAGCTATAGCTATTATAGGTGGCGGTGCTGGGTGGATGACTAAGATTTACATGGGTCAAGAGGCTTATGCTGCGAGAATAGACCAACAAGCCACTAAAATAGAAAAAGTAGAGCAAAAGATGGACGCTCAAAACGAATATTTTTCTGAAATTAGAGAGCGTCTTATTAGAATTGAAATGACTATTAAAAAGGAAAAATAAAATGAATGAAGAACTAAAAAAAATAGTAGAGCTTATTGCCGAAGGAATTAACGTAGTGCATGCCGTTATAAATAAAGAGGGTATTTTTAAACTTTTCGCTTTAAGCGACGAGGTTATGGCGCTTGCAAGTTTAGATGTGGAAAAATTTAAAAGCCAACTATCATCCTTATCTCCAGAGGGGAGAGCTGAATTAGACAATCTTTTTAAATCTAAGTTGGTTCTATCAGATAAAGCTCTAGAGGCAAAAATCGAATCCGGCGAATTACTTGTCGAAGAGTGTGTAGACATTGTAATCGACGGGGTAGAGGTAGTTAAAAGAGCTAAATCTGCTATTGAGAAATTTCAAAAGTTGGTGTCTTAATGCCGGCTTGGTTAATCACTTTTTTTCTTAATAGTGCGTTAAAGCTGGGGCTAGCTTGGTTGGTTAAAAGATTTCCCGGTATACCAGAAGAGGTAAAAAGCACTCTTGAGGAATTTATAAGTGAAGTTAAGTCTCATAAGAAGAGCAATAAGATTGCCAAAAAGAAAGCTGCGGATAAAATAAAGGCTTGTTACGGCATTGGATGTCCTACTGACCTTAAGGGGGAATAATGGGTTTATCTGTAAATAATCTAGTAAATGTTAGCATCAACTTAAGCCCAACGGGTGCCTCTGTAAGGTCTTTTGGAACCTTAATGGTGGCCGGGGACTCTGATGTAATTAACGGGGTAGAGAGATTTAGAACATATACTTCTATCGAAGCAGTGGCTGAGGACTTTGGGGTTGACGCTCCGGAGTATAAAGCCGCAGCTCTTTATTATAGTCAAAACCCACAACCAAGAATACTAATGATTGGTAGATGGTTTAGTGCGGATAGCGCCGGGGAAAACGTAGGCGGGATTCTAACATCTGCGGAAGCTTTATTGTCTGCTTGGACTTCTATCTCTGCGGGTTCTTTTGAGATTAATGTAGACGGTGTTACATATACGCTAGAAAATTTAGACTTTACCGGAGAGACAAATCTTAATGGTGTAGCCTCTGTTATTACGGCGGGATTCGATGGTGTCGGTAGTGATGCGACCTGCGAATGGAATGGTTCTTATTTTACTATTATCAGCGGTAGCGCTGGCGCTGGAGCAAAAGCCTCTGGAACTATCGTAGTAGACAACAACCCTTCTTACGGTGCTCAAGCTTCTGGTACAATTACTTTAAGCGGACAACCAGGAAACGGAGACACGTTAAATATTAACGGGACTACCGTTACTTTTGTTTCCGGAACTCCTACGGGAAATCAAGTTCAAATAGGCGGAAGTACCGCTGCAACATCGGCAGCGCTACAAACATTTTTAGCAAATTCGGCAGACGTTAATCTCTCTGCTTGTGTTTATAATACGATTTCTTTAGTAACCACGGTAACGGCTAGAGTTTTTGGAACCGCTGGTAACTCCTATGTGCTTACAGAAAGCGCTTCTAACGTTACCGTTTCTGGTAGCGGCACTTTAGCAGGTGGACTAGCCCCAAACACTCTTGTAGTAAACGGAACCACTCTTACTTTTGTTGATGCAAATCCGGGCGCAAATGAAATTCTTGTCGGTGCTACTAAGTACGCAACCGCAGCGAATATTCAAGCCTTCTTGGCCGCATCTAGCGATAGTAATATCAACGATGCTACATATTCTTTAAGCTCTTTAACTATTACAGTAACGGCGGTTCTTGCCGGAACAGCAGGAAACTCCTTTGCAATGTCCGAGACAGGTACCGCACTAACAGTTTCCTCTACCTTAAGTGGTGGAGCAGAACCAAGTGAAGTTGGTTACGCTGTTGCTTCTGGAAGCGGTACGGATATTTCTGAACAACTAAAATTATCCGAAGATACCGCACAAGCATTAATTCCTGGGTTCGATGAAGAAACCCCAGCGGAGTGTATCGCTGAATTAGCTAACATGTCTGCAAATTGGTATGGCTCTATGTTTGCAGCCACGGCGTCTATCTCTGACGATGAGTATTTAGATGTTTGTGATTTAATCGAAGCCCAAAGCTTAAGCAGAGTATTTGGTGTAACAATCCAAAATACAAACGTGCTTAGCTCTCTAGTTACAAGCGACCTTGCGAGCATGATGAAAGACGCGGCTTACAGTCAGTCTTGCTGTCAATATTCTAGCTCTAGTCCTTATGCGATTGCATCGTTTATGGGTAGAGCATTCTCTGTAAACTTCTTGCAACAAAACTCAACCATCACATTGATGTTTAAACAAGAACCTACAGTAACGGCAGAGAGCTTAACAGAAGCACAAGCACTCACTCTTAAGAATAAAAACTGTAACGTATTTGTAGAGTACGTAAATGATACGATGATTCTTCAATACGGAAACATGTCTAGCGGTCAATTCTTTGACACGATTCACGGGTGTGATTGGTTACAGAACGCAATTCAGACAAACGTTTATAACCTTCTTTATACGACTGGGAAAGTTCCTCAAACTGACGCCGGGGTAAATCAAATTCAAAATGCGATTGCCCAAGTATGCGCACAAGCAGTAAATAACGGGCTTGTCGCTCCTGGTACATGGAACGGACCTTCTTTCGGACAATTAACAACAGGACAATATTTAAAACAAGGTTATTACATCTACGCTCAATCTGTAGCTCTTCAATCTCAAGCAGATAGAGCTGCAAGAATGTCACCTCCCATTCAAGTAGCAATTAAATTGGCTGGTGCAATTCAATCTGTAGACATCTTAGTGAACGTAGAACCGTAAAAATTTTAAGGAGAGTCAATAAATGGCCACATATTCTTTTTTAAACGTAAACTGCACCATTGTCGGACCTGGTGGAGAAGGAATTAATCTCGCTGCGGGCGCCGCGTCCGCCGAAGAGGGTATTACTCTTGAGATGGCAGAAGATAAAAACGTAATGACTATCGGTGCAGACGGAAAAGGACAACACTCTTTAATTGCGAGTGATGCCTGCACAATCACAGTAAGACTTTTAAAAACATCCCCAGCAAACGGAAAACTTCAAATCATGTACGATTTACAATCGGCAAGTTCTGCTCTTTGGGGAATTAACACAATTACTGTTTCTGATTTAGCACGTGGCGACATTTCGGTTGCCCAATCCTGTGCGTTTAAAAAGAAAGCCACCCTTACCTATGCCAAAGAAGGCGGTATGATGGAGTGGGTTTTTGATGGAATTTCGCTCAACACTGTACTAGGTTTATAATCTATGACAGACAATTCGTTCTCTTTAGCTGGAAAGAACTTTAAGCTTTCCAAAATGGATGCCTTTAAACAATTCCACGTTGTTAGAAAGGTTGGTCCGGTTCTCGCTGAAATTATTCCATCATTAAGCAATTCAGCAAAAAAAGATGTAGAGAAAATGTCTGAGAACGAAAGACTAGAGATGGTTGGGAAATTTTTAGCCCCGGTATGTGAAGGGCTATCTAAGCTTTCTGACGCCGAATCCGAAGCAGTGCTTCATGGGCTTTTAAGTTGTGTTGAAATGGAACAACCCGGGATGGGTTGGGCTAAAGTCTCGGTAAACAATCTTTTAATGGTTCAATTAGAGCTTCCAATACTTCTGCAATTAGCCGGTAGGGCCTTCATGTTTAATCTATCGGGTTTTTTTTCCGCTCTCCCAGCAAAATAGGTCGAGTTAGAGAGCCGGAGACAAAAAGACCTGTATCTTGGGTAACAATGGCTGACGAAGAGGATTGGTTATTAAGGCCTGTTGTCGAGGGGATGTGCCTGTACGAAAGCCTAATAAACGGTACAATTGATTTGGTAGATATAGCCAGAATGAACGATTGCTTGGATGTAAGACAAGAAAACGAAAGACGCTATAGAGAGGCAAACGAGAAGTGAATCCAGAAATGATAAAGGAATTCATGGTTGGTTTGGGGTTTGGCGTAGATGACGCCTCCCTAAGAAAGTTTAATGCCGCCATTCAGTCAGCGACTTTAAAATCTGAATTGATGGCACAAACAATTGTTGGGGCCGCAAAAAATATAGTTAGCTCAATAGCAAGTATATCCACAGATTTTGAAGAGTTGGGGTATCAATACAGGTTAATTGTTCCGGCGATAAACAAAGCGATTATTTTAAGAAGAGAGTTATTTAATGCGTATGCTAAAAGCGGTGTTAAGTTACAAGACGTTGTTTTAAAATCCTATAAATTAAACTTAAGCTTAACAAAAACAAAGTACGCAATAGAAGCATTGTACAGGTCTACTGCATCTAGGTTTTTTGATGAACTAGCAAAACAGTCCGACTTATTTAGAAAAAAAGTTTATGAAAACATGCCGGCAATCCAGTCGGCTATCAATAATTTTGTAAAAGTTTCTTTTGACGGCCTTAAATACTTATATAGGGGTGGTGAAAGATTTTGGAATATTTTAGTAAAACTACACAAAGAGACGGATGGATGGTCTACCGCACTACTTGGAATAGCAGCTTCTTGGAACACCATTAACAATGTATTTTTAGCTACCCCAATAACTAGGCTAATAACACTCGGGCTTGTGCTTTTTGGATTGTGGAACGACCTAAAAGATTTCAACGAAACAGGAAAATCGTTTGTTGATTGGACAAGCAATGTGGTTCAAGTAACAACCGCATTAATTAGCTTGTTTGGAATTTGGACCGCAGCGGTTTACGCAGCAAATGCAGCTTTAGCTATATACAATGGACAATTAACTATAGCGGCAACCCTTTCTGCTATTGCAGCCGCTCCAGCGTGGTTAATTGTGGGGGCGTTTACCGCTCTTGCTGCTATAGTTGCATTCTTAGACGATAAATTTAGAAGCTGGACTGGCGGACATATTTTTGATTCGCTAAGAAACATAGGTTCTGGGATTCTCGGTTTTATTGGTGGTCCATTTCAAGGCGCCCCAGTTGGAAACTTTAATGTTCCAAAATCCGCCTCCTTGCCCTCTGGGGGTAATTACTCCAATCAAAGTAGCAGCGTAAATAATGCAGTAAACGTAAACATACACCCTCCTCCAGGGACAAGTTCAGAAACAATAGGAAAGACCTATGCTGGAGATATGGCTTCCTACCTAGAAAAATATAATAGAACAGTGAATATGTCCGGCAGACGTGTTCCGGGTGGGAATTTTTAAATGAGTTTTATACAGTCACAGATTAATTTAAGTTTTTTCTTTGGTGCGAAAAGAACGATTCAAGATATAGCTGTTGATTGCATTATTTCAGAAGACACTACAGACACTTTAACAATAACAAAACAGCCAGTTCAAACCGGAGCCGCTATAACGGACCATTCTTTTTTGGAGCCTGTTATATTAAACATGCAAATACTTCAACAAGTTGGAAATCCAGTAAGTCAATTGCTGGGAACTTTTTCCGGTTATGGGCTGCAACAACTTTACGATACTTTTATCCAATTGCAAAAACTCAGAACTCCTTTCACGGTTTCAACGCCAAAAAGGATTTATGATGACATGCTAATATCTTCGTTAAAGCTGCACACAGACAAGGAAACGGAAAATATTCTTTCTTTATATTTATCTTTTCAGCAAGTATTTTTTGTGTCTGTTGGAACTATTTTCACTCAAAAACAACTTCTAAAAACACCACAAAAAAATCAAGGCGTAAAAAAGACGGGTAAACAAGCTTTGGTTAGTGACTCTATTACATCGGGTGTAGAAATACCGTTTGAAACTTTTATAGGATTAAAATGATATTTAAATTTCCATTAACCGCAGAGCCGCAAACATTTCAAATATCCCTCTTAGAAACAAACTATAATTTCACATTAAAGTGGAATGACTCTATTGATGGGGGATGGGTTTTTGACCTGTCTTATTCTGACACGGACGAGCCTGTTTTAGCTAATGCCCCGCTTGTAACCGGAGTGGATATTCTTTCTGGGCTTGAATATTTGGGAATCGGTGGGAAAATTTACGCCTATACAGACGGAAATTCCTCTTTAGTCCCTACATATACAAATCTTGGAACGGATTCAAATTTATACTTCGAAACAACTTAAATGAACTATCAATATCTTAGAACCTGGAGGCTATTAGTAACTAATACAAACTCTGTTTCTGGCTCGAGAACATCATTGGATTTGTCAGACTTAAGAATAACTTTTTCAATAAAAAGGACTAACTATCAAACTCCTAATATTGCTGACATAAAAGTTTACAATATGTCGTCGGAAACTATAAAAGAAATAAGAAGTGGTTTCAAAAGAATCTCTTTTCAGGCTGGATATGGAAAAGATAATGAGGGCGTTATTTTTGCTGGCAACATACAACAAACGCTAGTCGGTAGAGATACCGGAACGGACACTTATATTCAGTTTATAGCTTCTGACGGAAGCCAGGCGTATAACTATGCCTTTATAAATAAATCTTTAGTTTCTGGAACTACGGCGCAAAACGACCTAAATGAGTCGATAAAAACGTTAAAGGAATATGGAGTACAGCCCAGCTTAAATACGAACCTAGGGGCAACACAAAAAAGACCAAGAGGAAAGGTTTTATACGGAAACACAAAAGATGTAATTAGAACAACGACAAGAACAACCAACAATAACTGGACTATAGAAAACGAACAGTTAGTTATAATTCCTGTTTCTGGGTATTTAAATGGGCAGGCGGTAGAAATAAACGAGACAAATGGTATGATTGGTTCTCCCCAGCAAACACTAGATGGGGTAAATGTTAAGTGTCTTTTAAATCCAAAATTATCTATAGGAACTAGAGTAAAATTAAATAATAATCAAATTAAGGGATTTGTACTCGATTTGCAGGGAGAGGGAAGCGCTAAAAATATTCCAAACTCATTAAATTCCGACGGTGTTTATTTTGTCGGTGTAATTGAATACACGGGGGACACGAGGGGGCCGGAATGGTACTCAACTCTAACAATGTATACTATTAATCCGGCGCTAACTCAAAATGCGGCCGTTACTGGTGGGGCATGATTAACAACTTTTCTAAATACATAAACTCAGACGAAGAATCTTTGAGAACATCGATGGATGGTTGGCAATCTAACCTATGGACAGCATTGCCCGGTTACATTACAGAAGTAGACCTATCTAAAATGACGTGCTCTGTTCAGCCAACACTTAAAGAAATTTTAGTAGATGAAAATGGAGAAACAAAACTAGTAAAGCTGCCTATTTTGTTAGATGTTCCTATAGTTTTCCCTAGTGGTGGGGGATTTACTATTACTTTTCCAATAGAAGAGAATGATGAGGTTCTGGTTGTATTTTCATCTCGTTGCATAGACGCTTGGTATCAACAAGGCGGCGTTCAACCCGCTATGGAAGCGAGAATGCACGACTTGTCGGATGGATTTGCTATACCTGGCCCTAAGTCTATACCTAATGTAATAGGCTCTATTAATAGTTCCAAGCTTCAAATAAGAAATGATGCAGGCACTGTATTTCTTGGTATTGGCACTAAGTTTTCTATGACAAATCCAACTACGGATTTAAAAACAGTTCTTACTGATTTATACACTCTTTTAAATACCTTTATGGGAACTCTTGCAGCCTTAACCCCACCCTCTACCCCGGTAGTAAATAGCACGCTTCAAGTCCCAGCTTCTACGGCGGTTTCCTCATTGTCTTCTTTATTAGTAAAAATTAACGCTCTACTGGAGGCATCGTGAGGTATAGAAAAAAATCAAATAGTGGAGACTATACTTTTGGAAACTCCCTTAAAGACTTTTATATAAACGTTCCCGCCGCGCCAGGACAAGCAGTTCAGACGCGACTTCAATTAGCCACAGGAGAATGGTTTTTAGACTTATCCCAAGGCACTCCCTATATAGATGGAATTTTAGCGCAGAAAAATACCACCCAAGCTGATAACATTATAAAAAATAGAACTCTTAAGACGCAAGGCATCGTCTCTATTTTATCCTATGAGAGTAGTTTTAATCCGACTACAAGAGCTTTTAGCGTTGTAGAGAAGGTAGAAACCATTTATGGAAATACTGTAATTACTACAGAAGGAACTTCTGTGGTTCCGGTTTTTCCAACTTTAAGTGATGAGTTAATAACTCAAAGCGGGTATGTTCTTACTACTGAGTCGGGAGACCCGATAACAAGACAAAGGTAATATGAAAAAGTTTATTATATTTTTAGTTTCATCTCTATCGTTTGCAAACATACCTATTACAGGTCTTCCCTCCTATAACGGAAGTCAGGTCGGAAGCAGTGATGTTATTCCGTTTGTTTATACAACAACGAACGTAACTGGAAAATTAAAACTATCTCAGATTTTTGATATACCGTCTTTGCAGAGTCCTACATTTACAGGAACGCTTACTATCCCTACAGGGACTTTTGACTATGTAAATTCTGTTAGCGGTTCATTTACTAACATAGCTTTAAACACAGTTACCGCCCCATATACTTATTGCGGTTCTTTATCTGGCGCACAAGGATGCATGTTAATTAAGTCTCACGGCACAACTAGATACGTGCCCTATTGGTAAGGAAAAACAATGGCTAATATTTCAGATTTAGTTTACATCGATTCGACGGGTTATCATTATGCAAGTTACCCTGAGTTTTTAGCTTGGATAACGGACTCCTATAAATCTATTTATGGGGCAGATGTTTATTTAGAGGCAGATTCTCAAGATGGGCAATTTTTAGCTATATTAGCCCAAGGGTTTTACGATACCGCAGCACTTGGTGCTTCTGTTTATAATTCTTTTTCTCCTGTTACAGCTCAAGGCGTTGGTTTATCTCGTGTAGTTAAAATTAACGGAATTGATAGAAGTTCTGCTTCTTACTCTACAGTCACGCTTACTATTGTAGGAACCGCAGATACTGTTATTACGAATGGTGTTGCTCAAGACACTTTAGAACAAAATTGGTTGCTTCCAGAGACTGTAACAATTCCTATTTCTGGAACTATCGATGTTATTGCGGTTGCTCAAAATATTGGATTTGTTACCGCCGAAGCAAACACTGTTACAACTATTTTTACTCCGACGCTTGGTTGGCAAACCGTAAACAACGCTGCGGCCGCAACTCCTGGGGCCGCAATTGAAACTGACGCTGCCTTAAGACGTAGACAAATTTTATCTACCTCTATTCCCGCTCAAACAGTATTTGAGGCGTCTTTAGGTAGAGTAGGAAGTGTCGAGGGGGTAACTAAAGTATATGGATGGGAAAATCCGACTGGTACTACCGATTCTATTGATATGCCTCCACATAGCATTAACTTTACTGTGGTTGGTGGAGATGGTACGGACATAGCAAACGCAATTGTTTCTGGAAAAACTCCCGGGACAAATCCGGTCGGAAATACTGGGCCTATTACAGTTTATGACGACCAAGGCATGCCCTTAGATATTTATTACTCTGAGGCCGTAACAGCTACAATAGAAGTTGTAGTAACTGGAACTCAGGGCGTTGGTTGGTCTACTGACTTTGAGACAGATATTAAACAAGCAGTAGCCGACTATATCAATGCTTTACCCATCGGCTCTTCTATACAGCCAATATCTTTATTAATACCGGCATCTTTAATTGGAACATCTGCATTTGGAACGTTCTCCGTTACCAATGTGGAGGCTGGGGTAGATGGCGGACCGGTAGGTACTACATTAATCGTTTTGGATAAGGGACTTCAAAATAGCGGGGCACAAAATCCTGTGTGCGACCCAGATACGGATGTTACTGTAACTATAACTTAATATGGCACTAGAAGACTACTTAGCATTAATTCCAGCAGCAAACGCTAAACAGCCGCGTTTTGTCGCGACTATTAGTTTAGATTTGGAATGCCCCATTAGGGTGCAGGAATTAATGAGTGCAATGATTCCTTTATTCGATTTAAGCACTCCTCCTAGAGGAGACCAATTAGATATTATTGGTAAGTGGGTCGGTGTATCTAGAAATATTACCGTTCCCATTTCAAACGTTTATTTTGAATGGGATGGTAGTGCTGATTTAGGTTGGGACTACGGAACTTGGCAACCATCAAATCAGCCAGACCAAATTACATCGCTTCCGGACGATGCATATTTAACTTTAATTCTAACCAAAATTGCTGCTAATACATGGAACGGAACAACAAACGATGCTTATGCAGTTTGGAATAGATTATTGTCCGGTAGTGGAATTACTATTCTAATACAAGACCACCAAGACATGTCCTATGCAATGGGTATAGTCGGAGATATTATTCCTCCGTTAACCTTAGCGTTAATCACAGGTGGATATATTCAATTGCGTCCTGAGGGTGTTGAGATAACAGAATATTTTGTTGGTCCGTCTCCATTTTTTTCATGGGATAGCGATTCAACAAATTTACAAGGTTGGGATACGGGAAAATGGGCTACTATTGTGGCCCCTACTTAATTTTAATAGGAGAATAAAATGGCTAATGAGTTTTTACCCTTTGCGACTGGTAGCGGTGCTAACGTTCAAACACAAGCAGCTTATGATGCTAACACAGATAGGGAGGATGGAAACCAACCCGGTATTGCATCTAGTGCTTTAAATAATAAAGCATTAAGACAGGGAACTTTTGTTGCGTCTCAGGTGGCGCAAATGCTTTCCGATAAAACCGGCACCGACACACTAGACGACGGAGTCGAAAATAGATTTTTATCTCAATTAAAAGCCTCTTTATTGGCGTACCCCCCTCAAGTTAGTTCTTATACGAGTGGTTCTGGAACTCATTACTTAACTTACCTATTTTTTATTTCTTCAGGAAGCGCGACATCTGGCGCTACGTATACTAACAATGCGTTTACTTTTACTGTAGTAACTACGATTGCATCAGGAACAGTATTAAGGGCTACAGGAACAGGCACTCCGTCCACATCTGGGACATTAACAAAATCTGGTGGTACTGGGGATTCTACAATTGAATTTTACGCAGTAAGAGCCCCTATTTATCTAACTGTAGAGATGGTTGGCGGCGGTGGTGGTGGCGGTGGTGGCGGCGGAAGCGGTACTGCTGGCAATTCAACTACCTTTGGAACAGCTTTGTTAACCGCGGCAGGCGGTTCTGCTGGTGGACTTTCCGTTACAGGTGGTGCGGGGGGTTCTATTACCATAAATTCACCTGCTGTGGGGGTTGGAAGAACGGGTGGCCAAGGCTGTGGAAACCCGGCGCAAACAAATAACTCGACAAATGTTTATCCTGGCGGTGGTGCCGGGGGAAGCTCTGCTTACGGAGGCGGTGGCGGTGGGGCAGCCGGAAACTCTGGACCTCAATCAGGACAAGCGGCTCCGGCAAATACAGGCGGCGGCGGTGGTGGTGGTGGAGCTCAAACCGGGGCCGGGGCTGTTTATAACGGTGCTACTGGTGGCGGGGCTGGCGGCTCTTTATTTGCCTATATATCATCCCCATCTGCATCTTATTCCTACGCCGTTGGAGCGTCTGCTAGTGGAGGAAGCGCGGGAAGTGGTGGTGCTGGTGGTGCTGGTGGTTCCGGGTTTATTTTAGTTACGGAAAACTATCAATAAATGAATGGGCACTTCGAATTAGCCTTTAGTCATTTAATAAAAAACGAGGGCATTCGATATACAGAAAATCCATTAGATTCAGGGGGTAGTACCAAGTTTGGTATTACCCTTAAATATTACTCTATATATTTAGGCAGGCTAGTAAGCCGTGATGAATTAAAAAATCTAACACTAGAAGACGCTAAAAAATTCTATTGGGACTCTTATTGGATTCCGTTAAGATGCGACGACTTATCTAGTTTACCTATAAAAATAGCCCTATTTGATATGTCGGTATTATACGGTATTCACACCGCAGTAGACTTTGCGCAAAAAGCAATAGGGTGTTGTGGGTATGTACTAAAATGTGACGGTATAATGGGAGATAAAACCGTAACAGCACTTAACGCGGTGGATGAGAAAGATTTTATCGCTTTTTTTTATCAGTTCATTTTAAGAAGAATCCAAGAGATAATTAGAAAATATCCTAAAAACGAAGCCTTTAGAAAAGGTTGGACTGCTAGAGCAGAAAGGGTTTTAAATTTATGTTAGCACCCGCAGGTATACCAGTTAATTTTTCAGTCGTGTTTGCTGGGGCAACCCCGGCAAACGTTGCTTTTTCCGTTTATGAAGAGAGCTCTCTTCTTTTAAGTCCAGTACAAATGGATAATGTAGTAGGAAATGTTTATACCTGCTCTTTTACCCCAGAAGCAGGAAAGCTATACACTGTCTTTATGGCGGTTTATATAAGTGCTGCTTTCTCTTCTTTAGATGGGGCTTTTACACAACAATGCCAAGCTGTAACTGCTATGTATTTAAATCAGCCAATTAATAGCGTTGTAGGTGTAGTTTCGTGTGAGGTGCATCAATGACAACTTTTCAGATTTTTAAAGGCGATGCTAAAACAATGTATTTAAAAGTTTTAGATAGTTCTTGCTGTGGTGGCGGCCCGATTGATTTAACCTACATGGAAAGTATTTCAATCTATCTTCCTAAATCAGACGGGACTCAATTAGAGCTATCTGGAAGCATTATCGCCCCTGCGGTATTAGGACAGTTTTCTGCTGATATTTCCGAAGAGGACTCTGCCCTTCTTAACGTAGGACAGGCACAAGATTTTTCTGTAAGTTTTACTAGCTCGTCTAGTAAGTTCACAGTTAAGTACCCAGGAGCCCTCTCTGTTTCCGAAATAGATTAACCCACATAAAATAACAAATATTGGTGTTACCCCAACCATTGAGTCGGTAAAAAACCCACAAATTAAAAAAGATATTACACCCCATTTTAAGGGATTTTTAGTAATTACTATTTTATAAATTATTATACTTAGGGGAATTAAAGACAAAGCCCCAGTAGCATGGGCTATTTGTAAATACATATTATGGGGCCTGTCTACTGTTATAGGAGTACTCCAAGCCTGAGAGGTTAATTGTTGTGGAAAGTAGGATATAAAAGTAGCGGCGCCCTTACCGACAAAAACAGGAATTAAATTTATAGAGTTTTTCCAGATAAAAAACCTTCCCGAACTAGACACGCCGGCCAAAATCTTGTCGTAGATAAATGGAAAGAAAAATATCACTCCAGCTGATATTGGTATTTTATATTTTTTCCAAAAACTTGGCGGGGTAGTTAGCGCTATAGCCAACCAAGAAGAGCGAGACATAGAGCCTATAGCCATTATTAAAATGAGAGACGTTATTATTTTAAATCTTGTTCTCACAAAAATAGGAAAAAGTAGAGCGCAGTAAAGCCCTAAATGATTTGGGTTGGCTAAAGAAACGTAAAGAGGAAGTCTTATTGCGGATAGAGATTCTCTATACTCATTCAATCCAGATAAATATAATAACGGAGGAAATAGTAAAAAATTAGAATACAAGAGATGAATAATACAAAATAAGAACAAACATATAATAGAGACTTTAGCTGCATTTAAAAATCCCTCTTCTGTGTAATTATATGCCGATAAAAACAAAACACAGTAACAAAAAAGAGTAACAGCGCCTTCTGAGTAGTTTGGAAAACCCCATATTGTAAGAGCTAAATCGTTACTAAAAAGGGTGGATAAAAACAAAAACCATAAATAAGCTATAATTAATTTAGAGTTCTTTTTTAAAAAAAAGAGTAATAAAAAACTAAAAAACCATAGAACCTTATCTTTCCAGAAGAAAAATATATCGTACTGAACTCCCCAACGAGTATTAAGTTCTTGTATTTTAGAAATTAACGGGATGAGTATTACAACTAAAGATTGAATCATATTAGTATTTTAAAGTCGTCTAAAGATATATTCATTTTTTTAGCTAAAATAACAGCCATTTCAAAAGATACGCCGCGCCGTCCAGATAAAAATAAACTTATAGCGGCGCTTGTTATTCCTATTTCTTTTGCTAGCTGTATTTTGGTATAGCCGGATTTATTAAATTCGTTTTGAAATTTCTGTCTAAAAACAGAGTTTATGAATCTTCTTTTTGATGGATGGTTTACAACAGACGGGACATTTTCCTTTTTTCTACAATCAAGGCATTTAACTTGGTACCCGTCTCTATACTTTTTACTATATCCAAAGTATTGCCCGTTGTTTGGCAATATTAGATTGCAGGAGTTGCATTTCTTTTTTGGGTTATATGGTTTCACTTACTATTCTCTTAAGCACTTCTCTGGCTCTTTCACCTCTATCCATTCGCCCATCTCTTGATGTGATAAAGGGATAGTTTTTATTGTCCGCATAAAACTCAAGCGCTTCTTTTGCCACAGATAGTTTTTGCTCTAGCGGTTCGATTATTTTTTCTATTTCCTCTTGAAATCTATCGTAGTCTCGCACGTCCATTTTAACTAATTTTTGAGCAAGCTTGTATGATGTACATGCGTTATCGTTCATATCTCCTCCACCACAATCAAACGTGCTTTATGGGTGCTGCTTTTTCCCTTTGTGGATTCATACCACGTCGCTTTGTCTAATTGCCCCCATTTATACACCACAGGACAAGCCTCTATAATTTCACGAAAGCGGGCGTTGGCTACGTCTGCAATAGCTTTTAATTCTTCGCGTATGTATTTTCTTGGATTAACCAGTAAATCATGCGTGACTTCTTCAAACATTTCTGACGTAAACGGATTTTTAATGTCGGTCATTTTAATTCCTTCCAAATGTCATCAATTAATTTTTTATCGCATTTGTTTGTCTTGTGAATAACCAAGTAAATTGCGGCAAGCAAAACCACTATTAATCCAGCTTTTTCGGCTGTCATTCTCTCTCCCCCTCAGGCACAAGAGCTTGAAGCTTCACAGCTCACCCAAATTCTCAAACCACTGTTCACATTCATTGTTTAAATAACACCTACTGAATTCACTCGGCCCTGTTAATATCCATCCGTCGTGCACTAGCATTCCAATTCGGAATGGGATATTAGTTTCTTTTGTAGAAAGAATTTCTGAATCGAAATCCTTTTTGTCTAAAAAGTTAATTCTTGTGCCCGTCATTAATTCGCCCGTATTTTTACAAAGCAACACAAACTGTTTTAATTCACTCATTCACAAACTCCTTTAGTGTCTTCAAGTGTCTTTAATGCTTCGTCTTTGTATGCCTCAATAGTGATTGCGTTGCTTCTTACCATTCGTTCAAGAGCCTCACGCTGCTTTCTAATACAGGAAATTAATTCGAGAATGACGTCGGGGGAGACGGCGGCGATGTATCTACTATTAAATTCAGTTCTAGATGTGGAAGAAGAGCAAATTACAATGCCGCATTTATTAGTGCTGTAGATATTCTCAGTGTTCGGCGCGCTAACCGTTTGATTTGTCGTCCACCTATTGTATTTCCACGGTCCCGGCGTCGCCTTTTTCGCCATTTCCTCAAGCCGCTTAAGTGATATGGGGGTCATAAATCCATCTTTCTAATAATTGTTCTAAGTGCCGACAAATACCCTTCAAAGTAGGCGAACGTGGGGTGTGTTTCACATCTCAAAGAACCCCAAATCGAACGCATGTGTGCTAGGGTTTTTTCTGCCCGCTCTTCTTCTTCGATTAGCCATTGTTCGGTTGTTAGTTGACTTGTCTGTTCT